AGTTGTTTAAAATCCACGGCCTAGACCATGGTGAGTGGGCACAGAACAACCTCAAAATTTCAATTACAAATCTTAGATACTCAAAGGATGACTTTGATAAGTACGGCTCTTTTGATGTTTTGGTTCGTAATATCAAGGACACTGATAAAGCACCAGTTACTTTAGAAAGATTTAGCAACTGTAACTTAAATCCAAATTCACTTGATTACATTGGCCGTAAAATCGGAACTCAATATGTAACTTTTGATACTAACGAAAGAATCTTAAAGACTCAGGGCGAGTATGTTAACAACTCTAAATACATTCGTGTTGAAATGAATGTTGATGTTGATTTGGGTTCGACCAATGAAGAATTCTTGCCATTTGGTGTCTATGGGCCTATTAAGTACCACGATTTCATAGTCGATGATGGAACTGCGGAGTCTAGATATTTGATGGCCAAGGGCGGTGGTTCTGCTGGTATTATTACCAGAACCACGGCAGAGGATACACTCGGTGGTACTTTTATTTCCGGTTCTGACCACAAACATTTGACTTGCAGATTCCCAAAAGTCCCATTGCGCTTAAGCGCTTCGCAGGATAGCCCCTCAAGCAACAAGGAAGTATACTTTGGCGCTTGGACTGGTAAAACAAAGACAAACCCAAGATTTAATGAGGACATTAGAGACCTTGTAAGAACTAAAGCGGAGACTTTGGATCAGTTCACTGCGGGTGCTCAGTCAGAATATATGTGGCAGTTCAGCTTACACGAGATTTCCTCGTCAGGTCCCGGCGTTCACACTGCAGGTGTTGGCGCAAATGATATGATTTATAACAGTGGCTCTTACATGCAGGGCCTTTCAATTACCACCAGTTCATACAAGGCTTTGGTTGACTTGGATCTCTCAAACTTTACCACGGTTCTTGCCGGTGGTTCTGATGGATTTGATATCACTGAGGCCGACCCATTCCGTAATTCTAGCGGTGGAGCTATTGACGGAAAGACAGAGAAGACTGGCTACGCATACAACTCGATTAAAGAGGCGGTTGATATCATTAGAGATGTAGAGTTTGCTGAGTTTAATGTCGCGACTATTCCGGGTATACAAAACGAGGGTTTAACCACTCACCTAATTGATACTATTGAAAAGAGGGCCGACGCGCTCGCAATTATTGACCTTAAGGGCGATTTCTTACCGGCACATGAAGGTAGCAATGGCAAGACTTATGGCGAAGTTGATGCGACAGTTAGCAATCTCAAGAACAGAGGTATTAACTCAAGCTATGCTTGCGCTTACTACCCCTATGTACAGATTAGAGACACCATTACGGGACGATTGGTTTACATGCCACCGTCAGTTGCGGCTTTGGGCGCTATGTCATACACCGATCGTGTCCGAGCACCATGGTTCGCGCCGGCTGGCTTTAATAGAGGCGGCTTATCGAGTGGTGTTGCTGGGTTGCCAGTTGTTAACGTAACACAAAAGCTGACCGCGAGAGAGCGTGATAAACTTTATGATGCAAATATTAACCCAATTGCTTCATTCCCGAATGAAGGCATTGTAATTTTTGGTCAAAAGACGCTACAGGTAACAAGATCGGCGCTAGATAGAATTAATGTTCGTAGGTTGATGATTTTTGTTAAAAAGGGAATTTCAACGATATCAGCGGATATCCTTTTTGAGCCAAATGTCCAAGAAACTTGGGATAGATTCATTAATAGGGCTGGGCCATTTTTAGCAGATGTCAAAGCTCAGTTCGGATTGACCGACTACAAACTGATTCTTGATAAAACCACCACAACTGATGATTTAGTAGACCAAAATGTCTTGTATGCCAAGGTATTTTTAAAGCCAGCTAGAGCAATTGAATTTATTGCGGTTGATTTTATCATCACAAATACTGGTGCAGCATTTGAGGATTAAACGGAGAAGAGTAAACAATGCCTAAACAACCAACAACAATACCTCAGTGGCAATCGCCAAATATTGAGCCAAAACGAAAATTTAAATTTATACTTACGTTTGGTGATGTGCCAGCATGGGTTGTTAAATCTGCTGGCCGACCTAACATAACTGTTACAGATGGTGCGCGTCATCATTTTATGGGACACGAATTTAAGTTTCCGGGCAGAGTCCAATACAACGATATTGAAATTACTTTGGTCGACCCAATCGATCCAGATGTTGCATCCATCATGTTTAAGATTATTCAGGATGCTGGCTACCGTATTCCACGCGATTGGACTGCGGAGAACGCTGGTTGGAAAATTAGCATGTCAAAGCTTAATTCAATTAACGCTACAAAGGGTGACATTGCTATTAAAACAGTTGATTCAAATGGAAACGATGTTGAGAAGTTCACCCTTCGTAATGCTTGGGTTAAATCCATTAACTATGACGATGTTTCATATGACAGCGAAGAGTTAATGTCAATCTCAGTTACTTTAGCATATGACTACGCAGTACACGAACTTTTTGATAATGAGTGATACTTACTAGTATAATGCAATACTCAGAAAAACTAAGAGTCACAAGAGAAGCACAACAGGCATTTCGCTTTTTCTTGTCGATCAACGATGTTCCCGTTGCTTACATCGTAAATGTAGCGAGACCATCTTACACTATTGGAACTCAACAGTATAAACTGTTAAATCATTATTTTAATCACCCCACAGATATAAAGTGGAATCCGATTAGTTTTTCTATTCGCGAAGTGTTTTCAAGAGATGTAGATAATTCGATTGCCGGCCTCTTTTTAAAGAAACTCAGAGAGGCTGCATATGATACGCCGGATGAAATAGAGTTAAACAATTTTAAAGACTTGGCAAAATCTGATTTAATAAACTCTCTTGGTCGTGTTAGAATACAAATGTTGAACCCGGAGGGTGAAAAATATGAGGAGTGGACACTCCATGGCGCATTTATTAACGATGTCAAATTTAGTCAATTACAATATGACCAAGATGCGCTAACAAATGTTGATGTGTCGTTAGTATATGACTGGGCGACTTTAGAATATTTCAGAAAATAATAAGAGGCAAAAATGAGAAAAAATAATCAGGAAAGGTTCAGCTTTCCAGATGCCCCGAGTACACAGATGGGATACTCGGTACCAACAGATTTTGTAGAACTACCATCAAAAGGCAAATTTTACCCAGAAGAACACCCATTTTATAATAAAGAAGAGGTGGAAGTTAAGTTTATGACCACCAAAGAAGAAGATATTCTGATGTCACCTTCTTATAATAAAAAAGGAATTGTTTTTGATAGGCTGATTGATAGCATTTTAGTTGATAGAGTTAAGGTTGATTCTTTACTTTTGGGTGATAAAAACGCAATCCTGCTTAACGCGAGAAAAAACGCCTATGGCTCAGAATATGAAGTATCTTTGGTATGCAAGCAGTGTTATTACGAACAAAAATTAGTTATAGATTTAGACGAAGTTGGAATAAAAAGCAAAGCCCTAGAGGATATTGAATTTACTGAAAAGGGCACCTTTGTAATAAGAACCCCTAGAACCAAAAAGACCGTGGAACTTAAACTGCTTACGGCTAAAGATGAAGAAGAAATTATAGAAAAAATAGAACAAAAAACAAAACACAACTTACCAGAAGCTGTTGTAACTGATAGGTTACGACAAATAATTGTATCTGTAGAAGGAAGCACAGACATTTTGGTAATATCTGAGTTCGTTTCAAGTTTGCCAATATTCGACTCAAAGTATATTCAAAAGAAGTATGTTCAGGCGACACCAGACGTTGATTTTGTATATGAGAACACATGTGAAGAGTGTGGTCATATTAACAAAGGAGGCGTGCCCATAAATGAGGGCTTTTTTTGGCCTGACGGCTAGCTACATCAACGAAGTATATGAGATGTTTTTTCTTATGAAAGAAATCTGCAATTGGAGCTTCTTTGAATTGTATTCCCTTCCTGTAAAACTGCGCGATTGGTTTTGGCGCAGAACCATTAAACATAAGCAAGAAATACAACAAAATAAAAAATGATTTTTGTTTTTGACTATTTATTGTAATGGAGTAAGTGTTTTATGGCAGACCTCAGTCAAATATTAAAAGCTATTAATAGTACCAATCCTAAACGTGCGATAGAGTTGGTTAATCAATCTAATCTTCCGGCCGGCCAAAAGCGCAGCCTAATAAAAACCGCTCGCGATAGAATGAAGGCTACTGCTACCGACGATAAGAAAACTGGCAGTACTGCAATAAACAAGATGATGAA